TTTTCTACCTAAAGGGAGATTACGACTGATGTTCTTTGCTCTTCGGGATGTAGCGGAACGAGGCATACTCCCTCCTTTAGGCATTTCAAATTGCCCGGTAGATGGTTTCCACTTTGCATAACTTTCTTTTTTTCTACGCCTTGCTACTGCACGCTCTGATTCTGATTTCAGTAATTGCCAAGCCAAATCCATTGGCTCTCCTTTCAAATTACCTTCTTCATCAAACAGTTGACTCATAACTTGTTGTCTTTCAATTTCTTCTTGAGAAGGAGGTGAAGGGGGTTGTGGTTTTTCTATACCCTGTTGTTCATACCATACATCAGAAATACTTTCAGTATATTTACCGGGATTGTTTGCCGCCCAAATATCTAAAGCCAAATTAATATGACCATTTAACCAACCTACCCTTTTTTCAGGACTCATCCAAGTAATGTGATGTAATTCTTCTTTCAACATTTTCAACGGGTCATGATTGTAACTACCATGTAACATCAATGATTCTGCATCATCCATTGTGTTACCCATACTATTTTCAAGATGTTCATATTCACCAGCAAGACGAGGTTGGGGTCCACTACTAACAGCGCCCATTCCAGCAGGAGAGAGTGATGGTGCAGTTCTCATAACCTCAGGTTTTGGTGGTTGTGCTCCACTTACCTCTAACAACTCTTTTGCTGTTTCTATATCTCCTTCCATAAATGCAGACACCGATTGTGCAAGTAAATCATTACCATTTCTTGCTTCTTCAATAATCCAATCAGGAATCATTTGAAATCTATCATAAACTTCTTCCTTCAACAACTCAGACCAAGCGTTCTCCATTGGCTTGCTCATTTGAATCATTTCACCACCAGCCGCTCCCGGCCCTTTGGCTTGAGTTGCTAAACTGGTTAGAAACCCACCAGCGCCACTTGGCATCGTTTGGTTATGAGGTTCCAAGTCAGCCTCTTTTTTACCAGCCTCATCTTCAACTTCCATATCGGAAGCAGGTTTAGCATTCAAACCAAGATGATGACTTCTAACTTTGATATGACGGATTTTTTTTGCCTCTTTTTCTTCTTCTTCTTTTTTGGCTTGTTTTTTATCCAATCTTTTTTCTTTATCCAAACCATCTTCCATACCCTTTGGGGGTCTTTCATCTTCGTGATTATCACGAAACATTTCCGAAGACTCAGAGCGAGGATTGTATATCCTCGTATCGGAGGTTCTCCCCATCATGCCGCCCGTCATTGGTTAACCCCCAGTATATGATGTTCAAAGGTTTGTCGCAAAGTAGAGGCTACATCACTATAGAAATCGCAGATTCTCGGATTAGATGTGAATGCTTTTTTCATATTATCAATAACCAAATCAAACTCTTCTAACAACCCTACAATTATATGTTTTGAAGCCAAAAAAGTTTGAGGATTATCGTCTTCAAATAATACTTCAAAATTAACAGAAATATCTTTGAAAAAATCAGGAGGAGTAATAGCAATTTCACCATAGTGTTCAAATCTTTCAATTAACCTTCTACAAAAATCAAGATAAGTAGGCACGTTATCTTCTTTTAGAATATGCCAACGATTTACATAACGATAACCCGGATGGGTTACTTGTAATAAATCAGGAACAGGAACAGTCATCAAATTAAATCACCATCTACATGTTCCATTAGTTTACCTCTTAATCTTGCCCAAGATTCAGGGCTTTCCTTATTAAGTTCCACTTTCAGGATGTTTATTGTGTTATGGATTTGTCCATTTTCACTTGTAGGAGTCCATTCATCTTTCATTTTCATTAAGTCCTTTATTGATTCTCTGACTTCTTTGTGCAAGGACACTGCATCTCTAACGAACCCATCCTCATGGACACTTCCTTCGCTGAGCAATTCAGACAGTTTATGATTGAGTTGTTCGACATTTGACCTAAGTGCATCTATTTCCTCTCCTACTACTAATGATATTTCAGCGGCGGCGCTCTTTTGAACTAATGGTTGGAAATGATGCTTCATATGATGATATACAGTAGTTTCGGCAATTTCTAATTCTTCTGCTATCTTTTCAGATTCACTTCCGTCTTGAAAATATCTTGTTTCAAACTCTGCTCTATTAGGATGAGAACAAACCTTACATTGAGGATTAGAAGCCATATGAAATTGACCCATATGATTTCTAAAATGTCTATCTGTGGTATTTAATCGCCAACCCATGTCTTTATCCAATTGTTTTGAAGATATTTCTCCATTCAAAAGGGCTTCCTCTAACTCTTTTCTGCTAGGGTGCTGGCACAACGGACAAGAGCGTTTTGATACTGGCTTACTCTCCCCCATAAGGGGTCTTAAAGCGGCATCGCCCATAATCCTTATGCAAGTTTAACCTTTCGGAGATGTATGTTTAGGCGTTTTGATAGAGTCCCGAAGACTCCTTTAAAACAAAAAATAAAAGATATTGGGACTACGCTAAACGATATTAGAAAACGCAATACGCTTTCTATAGAAGAGTTTGAAAAAAGAATGAATATATGTAGAGATTGTGAGTTTTATCATAAGTATACTACTACTTGTAATATATGTGGATGTATGATGAAAGTTAAGGCAGTTTCCCCTTCAATGAAATGCCCTATAGATAAATGGCTACCGAGTAATCTTAGAGTAAAGAGAAGTAATGAAGATTAAAGAAATCATAATAGCAATCATATAAACAGTTACATCGGTTGTATTCATACTTCCACCTGCAAATACTAAAACACCAAAACAAGTTAGAATTACACTAATGAATTGCACCATAATCATGTCCACGATAACTGACCTTCGTGGTGCAAATACTTGTTGTATTCCTCCTGCTGTTCTCATCATAGCCCCTTCATAATCTAACGCCATTTACTCACCTTCATTTAGTTGGAAGACCAATTAATCCACGAGCGACACTTCCAATACCTCCGCCCACTTTATTCATCATACCTTCATCTGCTAAAGCCGCACTTAATGCTCCTCCCATCATAGATTGCTGAGACATAGCCATAATTTGCTGTCTTTGCATTTCTGCTTGTTGAACAGTTTGCTGACTTTGTGATACTATATTAGTAAGAATCATATTTACATTTTCTACGCTTAAAGTTTGTAAATCACTTGGTAAAGTTGTAGGGTCTAATTTCATAGCACCTTCGTCTTCATCCATAACAAATGTAGCATTCTTTAAAATATTCATTAAACTAAGACTTGTAGCAGTTGCAACTAAATCAATTACAGATGCAAGCCCACCAGTAGCAATAAAACGATGAATAGGATTTTGAGACTCTAATAGAGCCGCCATAAGTTCCATTTCAGATGGAGGAGTAATTTGACCATTTTGCATCATCATTTGTTGTTGCTGAGTCATTCCCATTCCTCCCATTATTCCTCCCATAAACCCATTAGGTTGCTGAGGTTGTTGTGTAAACATACTACCCATATTTTGTTGCTGGGGTTGTGCCCCTAGTGAAAATCCATTTGAACCAGCATATTGATTTACACCACCTCCTGTTTGAGAGAGGTTAAATCCTCCGCTATTTCCTTGTTGCCCGCCTAAGTTGAACATCTGTATCAAGCCCCCCCAGCAACCACTGACCCATCAATGTTCTGTTCAGTTTGATTATTTTGTTGCATTTTTATCGCTTCTTGGTTTAGTAGTGCTTGAAATTGTTGAGTAGGTATATTCATCTGCTCCATTTCATGTTGAAAAATCCTTAAATCAAATACTACCATTGTAACATCATTTTGCTTTGTTACAGGATTAGAATAATGTAATACGCTGATACCCTTTGTTTTACCTGAGTCTCTTTCCAGTTCAGCAAAGAATGGTTCATATTTTTGTAACATAGCAGGTGTGGGGTCTTTCTTCTTTATTGAAGCAACAGGGACTGTAACAATAGATACTCCTCTTTTGACTTTATCACGAAGACGACTTGGATTCATTTCATTTTGCTTATCTTCTTCTGCTTCCCATTTACACAATAAATGATACAAATGAAGATGCTCAGGACAATATGTTCCTTTCATTTTCTTTCCGTTTGTAACTTTATCTTGAGCAACAAAAGCCTCAGGTTGTCCTGTAACTGGATTTTGCCAATACATTTCCCAAAGGGAACGCCCTGTATCTTCGTCACAAATACGCATGTAAAGATTATCATGTTTTATTAGATTAGCACAATTACATCCATCTACTACGCATGTTCCTGTATCTTTGGCGTATCTATATTTTTGTCCAAATAAAAATCTCATTGGATTGAATATAGAACGCTTTGCTGGTTGAAGTAATCTCTTTGCTTGCTTAATATCTTTCTTACGAGCCTTACGTGGGTCTGCATGTGTGCTTGGATAAAAATTAACTTTTGGAACCTCTATATTCTGAGCCTCTGCTACTTCTTGCATACCTTGTTGTGCTGAAAGCATTTCTTGTAAAGCCGCATGACTTAATTGCTCATTACCTTGTGAGGCTAAATAGGCTAACTGTTGTTCACTCATTTGTTGCCTCTGTTGTGGATAAAACATTACCATATTAAAACACCTAATGTGTAGGGGCAGGGGTCATAACTACAATAATTTCTCCCTCGTCTACATCAAACTTCCAATTAACACTATCTCCAGCGCTTAAATTAAAATGTTCAATAATCCACATAGGAATAGTAGTTCTTAGGCTCATGCTACCGCCTCCAGTTGATACTAACTTTGTAGCCGCCTTCTTACTGCCCATAAACATCCCAGCACCTATCTATTCAAAAGGTTATTGTTGAGGTCAATTATAAGGTAAGTAAATCAATCATGGCTATTTCAACATTCCAACCTATTCTTGTAGCCATAAAAGAACGCTTACTAGGTATACCTGCTTTTTGTAATCTAATTAAATCATCTCTAAATGGGTCGAATATTTTATGTTCTCCTATACGACCATCATGCCAAAGTTTAGATGCAGTTTCATCAAAGAATCTATCTGCTTTATTTGCTACTAACATAACGACTTTTGGAAAATATTTCCTACCCTTTAATCGTGACCATAATGAGCGGTAACGATAATTACGATTAACTAAACAATCCACAAGATAACGAAATCCAGCAACTTGTTGCATTCCATCATTCCCGCCTCTAAAGGCTCTATCGTCAAACATATAGACTACGGCTTCAACATTACGTGTTACCATATCTTCAATCCAAAGATTCCAAAATCTTTCTTGACCACCTATATCAGAAGAAAATACAACTCTTTTCTCTCCTTTCCAAGAAATACGTTTTCTTGTAGGTGTGGGCATTTTGTATTTTCCAATTTTTAAAATGCGTTTATGAATGGTTCTTTCTTCTTCGGGAATCTCTTCCATTTCTCCGGGAGTAGTCATATAACGGTCAAGTGTTGTTTTACCAACCATAGGTGCTCCATATATTCCTACTCTACGAGGTTTGTATGAATTGTAAAGATGTTGTCCCCACATCGCCGCACCCACGAGGGCTGTTCCACTAGGGTCAACCATTTGTTTAATCCCACCACATCAACCATCCAACAAAATCTCTCAGTTTACCTGCTACCCATTCTACAGTATTTTCATATAAACTTATATCGGGATTATGAAACTCAATCCCACTTACTATAAGAGCAGATAACACAGAGGCTATTACTGTTTTTACCCATCCCCAAGTTCTTTCATAAGCATTGTCTACAGTATTGGCTATATGCATAGCACGAAGAGTGCTTTCAGTTGCATCATCTGATGGAGTTTTGAATATACGACCCAATCATCTCACCATCTCATTTCTTGGATTTATGTCTTTTATCAGGTGAGCCGTCTTTTTTCCTTGGAATATCATCATCTTCATTAATCCCAAGAGTCAAAGGTTGTTGGACTTTTGCCTCGTGAGTTGGAATACGACTACTATCAAATGTATTTGCTCCACCGCCTAAATTATCAAAGGCTCCTATCATAGATTGAGAGCCACCCATAACACCCCAACTTGGAGGCATTTTACCGGGATTATCTTCCATCCAACGTAGTTCACGTTCAAGTTGTGCTTCTTGCATACGCATTTCCATTTCAGCCCTACGGTTATCAAATTGTTGTTGCATCATCTTATACTGGTGAGTCCGTTGTCTTTCTATATTAGAATGATGTGTTTTCTCTTGTAGATTCTGTTCAAAGAACATTTTGAATACATAGTATGCAATTCCTTGAACAAAGAATGCGCCCATAGCATAAGTAAATCCATTTAACCAAGGTGTATCATTTAGCAACCATACTTCGGAGTCAAAGACTCCTATTGCTACCCCTACTAATGTGCTTTGAGCGAGAATCAAACCCATTAGGCGTATTTCTGCATCGTGTTGTTCTTGACTATCCATAGCGACCACTGGTATGTCCACTGGCGAGGTCATGATAAAGATACCGCATGTCTCAATTGTCTTAGTTGTCTAATGTCTAGTATAGACTTTATTGTATAATTAATATTGTTTAGATTGGACACAAGACAACTTAGACAACTAAGATGTTTTTACAGGACTTCCACCAAAGAAAATATGAGATAAATCACTTTCACTTTCACTTTCAGATAATTTCTCTCTTTCTTCTAAAGAGGCCATTAGTGACTGAGCGATTTTCTTATCTTGCTCATCCATTGGGCCATTCATTAGATTCCTTAACAACTCAAGGTCTTCTTTTACCGCCTTGGTTAATGGGCGTAAAGTGCCTTTATCCTTGAAATGGCGTTGGCGATTTTCATGCTCTCCTTCCACAGTCAATTTACCACCAGCGGTATGAGAGATGTCCCGATGAGAGTGGTCTCCATACATACCACGCCTATGCCTTTCTCTATTCAATTCTTCTCTATACTTGATTCGCTCAGGACTTGACTCATATTTTGTATCATATTCACGCTTATGCCTCATGGCCTCAGGTGTTTTTCTTTCTTTCAATATATTTTTCAAAGTCATAATATCATGTTTTAGTAATCTATATTTCAATTCCATCCTCTTTCCTTTTTTAATAGACATAAACGCCTCGGCATAATCTTCATCACCGTGTATAGAATTAAGATATGTTTTGGCAGTGTAATTGTTAGGATTTAATTCATCTTTCCCTATACCAATATCTAAAGCGTGTTCAATAATAAGTTTCATCATTAACATTTTATCTTCTCTTGAAATGTTACCTGCATTATATTCATCGTTAATTAGATTCATTCTAGTATTAAATCCCGGTGTTATCTTTTCTCCTCTTGTGTAATCATCCCACCACAATGCTCTACCTTTTGCTCCTTTTTTCATTTTAGCACCCATTGTTCCAGCAAGACTTAATCTTTGATTTTTAGGAGACCATTTCCAATGAGCACCTAATTCAGGAGTTAAAGCATTATTACTTAGAGAATGTATCTCTCTTTCTTGTTGAACTTCTTTGGGTTTTGTTTTTGCATAGTGCTGGTCATATATACCATCAGGGAAATACAAGTCTTCGGTAAATCCGTGCTCTTTATTGTTGTTAATCATCCAATCATTCATTATACGCATTTTACTTCCCGAAGGCATTCTTTGATTTCTTATTATATTAGCAAACTCTCCTTCTATATTTTTAGGGTGGGCAATCATCATTCTTGTTCTATTTTTAATAGGTTTTTCACCAAAAACGGTAGGAGTAGGTTGTATTGTATGAGGTTTATATCTTATTTCGTTATTTTGATTTTGAGTTTTTATATAAACTACATGCATATCATGTTTTGATGCCCCTTCTAAATTAGGATTATCATGCCCAAATTGGTCCCAAGCGACTTGAAGTGAAAGTGCGTCTCCTACGTTTAAATCATCTAATGCATTGGGATTTGCTCTTAGAAGATGTTCTAATTTTAAATCAGCCATATGTCTAAAGTCTCGATGTAAATGTGCTTCATTTTCTGAATCAATTGGTGAACGATAACGAACAAAAGCACCGACAGGGCTTTGATTAGTTTTATCATCCATTGGTAATCTACTATACATTTGTGAAGATAAATGATTTGATTCTACTCCATCTTTAAAGGATTCTCCAACATGTTGAAAGTTATCATATCCCTCCATAAGAGCATCATGTAAAGGTTGTAATGCTTGCGTCCAATGATTATTTTCAACATTAGATTCCAACAATTCTTTTGCTATAGTTACATCGGGTTTTTCTGAAACTTCGGGTTTTAATGTGTGATGAACAAAATGACCCATATCCCAATTATCAGCACAAAGATAACACATATGATGAGTATAATCTTTAGCGTAAGTAGGATTATGGTATCTTACAGAAAGAACTGGGTTATCTCCACTATCGCAATCATTTATAGTGCAACTTGTAATTTCTTCTCCTTCATAACTAGGCATAACAGGAGAAGACATACCCATTGGTGATACTGGATAATCAGGATGCGCTCTTGCGCCAATACCGTAGTTTTCATGCCAGTCTTCTGCTGTCCATGTAGATGTGTCTACACCTTCTAAGTTTATCGCTTTAAAAAATGAAAAAGATAATTCAAAAGGCGAAATCATTTCATTCACCCTTTAACATGCGCCAAGCCATATCCATTGGCTCTCCTGTTTGTATGTTTGCTCCACGCCTCGCCATATCTATAGCCCGTTGTTCTTGGAGTTGTTTCGCTTGAGCGTTTCCAGCGTTCATCGCCATCGCCCCTTGAATAGCACTTGATGCTGGGGATTGAGAAGCGTCTGAACTACCTCCGCCCCCTCCACTAGCGGCGGCTTCTGCTCTTTCCGCCATCGTTTCTTTGATTTTATCATTAACACTACTAACTGCTTGTCCGAACTTTGAGCCTTGAGCAGACTCTCTCATTTGTCCAGCCTTTTCTGCAACTTTCTTTGAAGTCTCTGCAATTTTTCCTGCTCCCTGCACTAATTTATCTTTACCAGCCACAGCAACCTTTTTCCCAGCCTCTAATGCTTTACCACCATGTTTCACAGCACCAGCGGCTATATTTTTAACAGCACCTGAGGTAAGTATTTTTCCACCAAGCGCTTTAGCACCTGCAAGAAGAGCAGGTATGAACTTTTCAATATCATCATCAGAATATACAGGAACAAAGTCGTATTTTATTAGATTATCACGCTCAGCCTTACTGAGTGTATAATCGCCCGACATCATGTATGCGAGGAGTGCGTAGAACAAAATGGTATCGCTTAAGAAGCGCCATCAAAGATGGTCTCCAAGAGTTCTACCCTTAGGTTTCATACCAAATAATTCAGCAAGTGCTTCTTTGTTGCTATGCCCCAAATGAGCACTATATTCATCATCAGAAATTGGAGGCTCAGGTGCTCCTTCTCTTTCGCCCTGTTCCATTTCTCTCATCATAGCATGACGAGAAGATTGTCTTGAAGGAGGAGGTGGGACATCTTTTCTATCCCTAGACATTAATCTATTCATTGTATTTTTCATAGCCTCTTCTTCTGTGATTAAATCACCAACATATTCTTGTTGTTCGCCTTCTTCGTCTTCTACACTAAACCTTTTTTCTTGCGGCCTTCTCATAAAACCCGGCATACCAGTGCCCATTTGACTTGAGCGGCCACTTCTACCAGCATAAGTTGCTTTTGTTAAAGAAGACCAAGCCTTTTGCATAGCGGTTTTCATATCCCCATCTATCATAGGGTGTTCAGGAGGAACTCCCGGAGGTCTGTTTGCTTGTGCGCTATCAGCCATAGCAGGTCTTGGTGGAGTAGGAGGTGGTGCATTAAACCCAGCCACTTGAGGCATTTGAGGGGCTACACTTTCCATATTACCCCCAGTTATTCTACTTTGATGACTCATAAGTTCTGTAAGATACTGATACATTTCTTCTGCCGCTTCACGCATAGCAGGGTCAGACGAGTTTTCATTCTCTAAAACAAATTGACGCATGGCTTGTAATTGCATAGCATCTTCATGTTTACCCATCTTGATTAGATTATCAATAAAACCCTCACTTTTGAGAAGCATGAATGAGCGCTCAAAGGGTTTCATCGTGTTAGCCGATGTAAGCCAACCATAAAGAGGTTGTGTAGATTTTTGCAATTTATCCGATGCTAAACTCAATAAATGTTCTTTATCGTTAGTTTGATTTCGCACTGCATATTCAAATAATTCATTTAAAC